CACCAGCAGATGTAGATGATTTATCTGTATCTTTAGTAGGCTCAAATCAAATGGAGTTATCATGGACACCTGTTGAAGATTTAGATATATCTTGGTATGAAATAAGATTTCAAGATGTTAGTTCAGGTGCTACTTGGAATGAAAGTACACCATTAACAAAAGTAGTTAGGAGAAAATCAAATACTGTGACAGTTAATGCAACGACAGGAAGTTTTTTAATTAAAGCAGTAGATAAACTTGGTAATGCAAGTGCAAACGCATCTGTTGTAGCAACAGTAATATCAGGTTTAAATAACTTTGTTCAAACACAATCATTTAGTGAGTAATTATGGCAAATTTTAATGGAACAAGAGATAGTAATGTAGCAATATCAACTGATAATGCGAATAGAAAAGTTTTAATTTTAGATACAATAACTAATTTTGATGATGGTGTAGGAAATACAGATTCTGCTGAGGGAAGATTTGATTTAGGTGGAACTGACTCTACATCTAATCCAACTAAATTTGGTGGTAATGTTGAGTCATCAGGTTTTTATACATTTGCAAACACACTTAGTTTAGATGCTATTTATGATGTCACTTTAGGAGCAAAATTAGGTATGAGTTCAGAAGATGAATATGATTTATTTGACTCAGGTAGAGGTGCAACACAATTTGAGGATGCTAAAGCACCTTTTGATGGTAGCCCTGAAGTTCAAGCTGGTGCAGAAATACAAGTTGGTTTTTCTGACACAAGTTTAGCAAGTATTACTAATTTTAGAAAAATTGCACAGCAAACAACATTAAAAGGTAGATTTTTTAAATTTAGAGCCAAGCTTACTTGTGATAATGCTAAAGTAAGATCAAAGGTACATGATTTAAAATTTACAGTTAATTTTGAAAAAAGAGTAGATTCAGGAGAAGATATTGTAGCATCAGCAAGTGGAACAACTGTATCTTACAATAATTCTTTTTTTGCAATTCCAAGTATATCAATTATGGGTCAAGGAATGGCAGTTGGAGACTTTTTTACATTATCATCAAAGACAAAAGATGGATTTACAATTAGATTTTTTAATAGTAGTAGTGTAGGAATAAGTAGAACATTTGATTATCAAGCACAGGGTTTTGGCTTGAAATCTTAACAAATTTTAAATATAAGGATTAGATATGGCACAAGTTTCAGATTTTTTATTGGACAATCAAGGTTTTGCTTCTTTTAGAACTGAACTTAATAATATTTTATCAGCAATAAATTCATCTAATATTGGTAATTCAGCACCATCATCGGCTGTTGCTGGTACTATATGGGTTGATAATGGCACATCAAATACTATAAAAATTAAAGTTAATGATGGCTCAGATAATTTAGAATTATTTACTATAAATACATCAACTAATGCTATAACACTACCAAGTGGAGTAAGTGTGACAGGAACTATAACAGAAACAGACCCAAATGCTTTACCACTTGCAATAGCACTAGGATAAGGAAAATAATATGGCAAACACTTTTAAAGTAAAAACTAATGATGCAATGCCAAGTTCGGCTGGAACACCATTAACACTATACACAGTTCCATCATCTACAACGACAGTAGTAATTGGTTTAACTATGTGTAATGTTCACACAACATCAGTCACAGCTTCAGTAAAAATAGAATCAGACACATCAGATACAGAAACAAATCAAACAGTTTTTGTAGTTAAAGATGTATCAATACCGGCTGGAAGTTCACTTGAAGTTTTATCAGGTGGTAAATATGTAATGCAAACAACTGATGTGATAAAAATTGATTGTTCAGTAGCATCAAAAATTGATGCAACATTAAGTATTTTAGAAATAACATAGGATTAAGATATGGCATTTATAGGTAGAGCAGTAGCACCATCTCCAATCTCTGCAAACGATGTTCCTGATTTACCAGCATCAAAAATTACATCAGGTACTTTTGCAGATGGAAGATTATCTTCTTCAAGTGTCACTCAACATGCACAATCAGTAGATTTACAGCCTGTCAAATCAGATATAACAGCTTTAGCATTAAGAGAAGCAACTAATGAAAGTTCAGCTTCTTTTAATTTACCAAACCAACACATTGATACTTTTGCAACAGATACTTTAGGAACTAAAACTACTGCACAAGTGCAAAGTGGTTATGTAAGTAGTAGTGCTGATAGTGATCAATCTGTTACAATTAATTCAAGTAATTACACAACTTATGTTAATTCTGACCCTGTTATCCACCACGCAAATACAAGTTCATTTTCAGGGTGGCCTAATGGAACTTACACGACTATTAGTAATTATAATACTGCTTCTGCGCCTGACTTTCAAACAGGAAGTTCTTTAGGAACAAAAGGGGAAAAATTATTTGGTACTAATGGTAATGATCAATCTGCGTGGGTATTATGGAACAGAACAAACTCAGGAACAACTAATTATTTTGCAACATTTATAGGTTTAGAATTAACTACACCAATGGCATTAAGAGATTGGTCTGTTAGGTGGCAGAATGGGTCAGGTAGTTTTTGGACTATGTCTATGTATATGTATAACAATGCTTCAGGTGGATCAGCAGGAAATAGCGACCAATCTTTAGGTGGTCTAAATATAAAATCAGGCAATAGTATTAGTAATGGAACAACTTATACATCTTCATCAGATTGGACAGGTTATAGTGGTTCTAATTTTGCTTCAAACACATCAAAACAATCTTATTTTTGGATAAACCCTTTTCATTATAATGGAACAAATAGTTATATGTTTGACACCTTAACAATGACAGGATTAATGGCAGTTCCTACATCAAGTGCCACAGGAACAATTATTCAAAACACAAACACAGTGGGCTCTGCTAAAACAAAAGTTGGAGGTACAATCTTATACAAAGATAATCAAGGTACAGCAACACTAGGAACTGATATGAAAGTTTATTTCAGTTGTAATGGTGGAACTAATTGGACAGAAGCATCAAGCTATTCTGCGATCACTCCTGTATATTCAACAGGGGTAAAACAAGTAAGACTTGGAGAAACAACTTGTACTTCAGGAACAGATGTTCGTTATAAAGTGGAATGGGCTAATCAAAGTGCTGGAAGTAAAGAAACTCAATTACATGGAATAGGAACTAATTACTAATGGCTATAATTAAATTAAATAACAACGCATTAACAAGTGTAACAGAATTACCAAGTGGTGTAGGTGCTGACCCAAATGTTAAAACAGATTTAGCACGATTAGGTTTAAGAGTATTTGCAAATCAAAATTTAGTAAAACAAAATTCTAATTCAGCTTCTTATGATGTATTTCAAGATTCAACAGGAGTTACAAATTTAACTAATTGTGCAAGAACATCAGAGGAATATATAGGATCAATTTATACAGATGTTTCTGCATTTACATCTGACAGCGACACAGCAATATTATTACACATGGAAGATAATAGCGATAGTTCAAATGGAACAGATACTTTAAGTTTAAATGGAAACGCATCATTTTCAACAGCACAAGCAAAGTTTGGTTCAAAATCTTTATTTTGTTCTTCATCAGGTAATGGATTTGGAAATATTACTGCTGGAAATAGGTGGCAAGTAGGAACAGGAGCATTAACAGTTGAGTGTTGGGGTTATGGTACAAATAAAAGTGGTGTACATCAATCGCTTGTAGGTAAATGGACAGGTGGAAATGTTTTTGACATGAGGTATGAAGCTTCAGATGCTTCTGGTAATTTTGGATTACACGACCAAACTACTATGAGAAATTCTGGACAATCTTCTGGATTAAATGGTTGGCATCATTTTGCTTGGACTAGAGATGGTTCAAGTAATAATACTCTTTGGTATGATGGAGTTTCAAAAGTAACTTGGACAAATAATAATAATATGAATATGGGAACAAACTCATTTTATCTCGGACAATTAGATGGTAGTGTTGAATTTGATGGATATATTGATGAGGTAAGAATATCAACAGTATCAAGATACTCGTCTGCATTTACACCAAACAGTTCAGTAACAGCTAATGCATCAGGTTCTTTTGAGGGTGCTACAATAACTGCTGGGTCATCAACTTCAAAAATGGGTGCAGTGATAACTTATCAAAACAACGCAGGAACAAATGCTTTAAACTCGGATTTAATTTTAAAATTAAGTGCTGATAATGGAAGTAACTATTCCACAGCAACATTAACTGCATTACCTGATTTTGCAAGTGGGGTAAAATGTTGTCAAGTTTCAGATTTATCAGTTACAGCTGGTACACAATTAAAATATAAGATAGAGTTTGCAAATCAATCAAGTGGAAGTAAGGAGTGTAGAGTTACAGGCGTTTCTCTGCAATATTAATTATGAGTTATATAGGTAAAATACCAGTAACAGGAAATTTTGTTAAATTAGATGCGATTAGTGTAGTTAATGGTCAAGCTGGTTATACTATGCAAAGCAGTTCAGTTAATTTTTCTCCTGAATCTGCTAATCATATGCTTGTATCTTTGAATGGTGTAATCCAAGCACCAATAAGTTCATTTACAGTTTCAGGAAGTACAATTACTTTTGCATCTGCTTTAAGTACAGGCGATGTTATTGATTTCATAATGGTCTATGGAAATGTACTTGATATAGGAACTCCAAGCGACAATACAGTTTCAACTGCTAAACTAGTAAATACTTCTGTTACTGCTGATAAACTAGCAACAGATTCAGTACAAACTGCAAAGATAGTTGATGATGCAGTTACAAAAGCTAAAGTTAATTTTATTTCAGATGCTACTGCTGGTGTTGAAGTAAAAGGCGATGGTGGTAGTAATGATGGATATATTCAACTTAACTGTTCTCAAAACTCACATGGAATTAAATTAAAATCTCCACCTCATAGTGCAAGTGCTTCATACACTTTAACTTTTCCAAATGATGATGGAGATGCAAACGAAGTTTTAACTACTAATGGGTCAGGAGTTTTAACTTGGAATGCAGTTAGTTCAGATTTTGTTAAATTAGCCTCAACATCAGGAAGTAATGTGTCATCAATAGATGTTAACGGTTTTTTTACTGCTGACTACGATAGATATGTAGTTTATTTAGAGGGTCTTTATGCTGGTAATTCAGGTGGATTAGACCTTTATATGAGATATAACACAGGAAGTTATTCAACACAAAGTACAAGCTACAATACAGTTTTAACGGGTTTATATGTTCAAGACAATGGCGATAGCCACGAACAACATATAGGCGCTTGGAATACAAATAAAATAATTGTTGGTAGATTACATAATGGCACAAATCAAAGATCAAATTCAGTAGTTACAATTTTTAATCCATTACAAACTTCTTATTATCATTACGCAACTGCTTTATGTCAAGGTTGGAACTCTGCTTCCCATTTTTGGGGTTTTCATACAGCAGGAGTTTGGTCAAATACAACAGCAGTAACAGGATTAAATTTTTCTGCACAAAGTGGAAATCTTTATGCAAACAAGATAACTTTATATGGAATAAAGGATTAATTTATGAAAAAAATAATATGTAATATAGAAAACCCAACAGGAATTGAAGTAGACTTAACTACTGAAGAAATAACAGAACAGGAAACTAAAGAAACTTTATTTAATGAGGGTGCTTTTGATAGAGCAATAGAACAATTACGAAAAGATAGAAATAAACTTTTAGCAGATAGCGATTGGGAAGTAACAATGGCTAAAGAAAAAGGCACAACATTATCTGCTGGATTTAAAAATTGGCGACAAGAATTAAGAGACATAACAAATGATCTTACAACAGTAGAAGAAGTAGAAGCAGTAGAATTTCCAACTAAACCATAGGATTCTTAATGGATTTAAGCAAACATTTCACTTTAGAGGAGATGGAAAAATCTCAAACAGCAACAAGGCGTGGTATAGAAAATAAAGCTGGTAGTGGAGAGATTAAAAATTTAGGTGACCTTTGTTATGAAGTGCTAGAGCCTGTGAGAGCAAAGTTTGGCAAACCTGTTACCATCACGTCTGGATATCGTTCAGAAGCATTATGTGAAGCAATAGGAAGTAAAAAAACTTCACAACATACGACAGGGAATGCCTGTGATTTCGAGATAGCTGGTGTTTCAAATTTAGCTGTCGCACTTTGGATCGAAAACAACGTTGACTTTGATCAGCTGATTCTAGAGTTCTATACAGGAGAGCCTAACAGTGGGTGGATACATGTATCGTACAAAGATGGCTCTAACAGAAAACAAGTATTAACATTTGATGGAAAATCGTATACAAATGGATTACCTGAAGCAAAATGGTCAGGTGGAAAACTAACAAACTAATAGGAGAATATTATGCCAAGAGGAATGGGTACATACGGAAGCAAAAGAGGAAGACCAGCTAAAAAGAAAAACAAAATGAATAAAAAGAAAAAGAAAAAGTAATGAGAAAAAAAGCTGTATGGAATAAAACAAGGCCAAAGAAATTAGGAAAGCCAAAAGCGTTTAACAAAAAATCTAAAGCCTATAAAAGTGCGAAAGCTAAAGCAGATCGTAGATTTGGTGGTGGTGTTAGTTTAGTTAAAAATATGTTTATTTCACAAGCTATTAAAAAATACAAACCAAAGAAAAAAAAATGAGTAAATCTGCATTACAAAAAATAGAATCACACGAAAAGCTATGTCGTATTATGCAGAAAGCAACACACGATAAAATTCACGACCTACAAAGTCAGATAAACAGAATTGAAAAAATATTATTAATCTGTGCTGGTTCTTTAATCAGTGCTATGGGTTATATAATTATGCTTTTAGTTGATAAGGTCTAAACCTTTACAAATAAGTAAAAAGGAAGTACAAGCTGTAAGTGTATGATTTACAAGAACGTTCTTATTATTTCTGATACTCACATACCCTATTCTGTTCCAGAATTATTACCATATTTAAAAGCGTTAAAATATAAATACAAAAATTTTGATAAAGTAATTCATATTGGCGATGAATTAGATAAACACGCAATGTCATTTCATGATTCAGACCCTGATCTTCCTAGTGCTGGAGATGAACTGAAATTATCTTTACCAACAATAAAAGAATTAGAAAAGTTATTTCCCCAAATGGATTTGATGGATTCTAATCATGGTAGTTTAATTTATAGACGAGCATTAAAGCATGGAATACCAAAAGCGTATTTAAGAAATTATAATGATTTTTTACAAGTTGGCAAAGGTTGGAAATGGCACGATGATTTA